GCAGTGACGAAGCAATAAACAGATTTTATGTTGTTACTGATGCTAGTAGACCTGCAGAAGGATTTGACCCACGTTGGTGGCCACATTTGTGGAGAGTTAAATTAGGTCCTATAACAGATTCACAAGAGTACAGAGATATTCTTGGTACTGGTGAGGAAGAAGGTGATCTTCGTAACCTCATTAGTACATACGCAGACGAGATTGCAATTAGCGAAGCTATTGTAGCGGCATCAGAAAAAGATGTTGCACTTGATCCTAGTTATAGAAAGACTGCACATTTATATGTTGACAAAGATGCAAAAGGCAAACCATCAATTGACTTTGAAAACGAAGATGGTGCGCCGCCTAATGGTGCAAGTATTGTAGGCAGTGGAATATCATTCCCAACTACAGGCATTAACGAAGGCGATTACTTTTTGCGTACAGACTTTGTACCTAATAGACTGTTCCAGAAAGAAGGAGCACGTTTCAAGTTTATAAGATCAAACACCAAAGGTGCATGGACAGCAGCAAACAAAATACTCACAGGGTTTATTAATAATGATAACCTTGCAGTAAATACAGACGGCAAGATTACAGGTGAGAAAGTCAATCTCAGCCAGGTAGTTAAGCCCAAGACAGATAACTAATGTTTAGCATTTTTAATAAAGGAACTAAAATGAACAGAGAATCAGTATTTGAACAACTAAAAATAGATGAAGGAGTTGTTTATGAAATTTATAAAGACCATTTGGGCTACCCAACTTTTGGAGTTGGACACTTGGTCCTTGAATCAGATCCAGAGTTTGGTCAAGACGTTGGAACCCCAGTCACAGAAGAACGAACAAAAGAATGTTTTGAAAAAGACCTCGACACCAGCATCTCAGAATGCGTTGCATTATATGGAGATGATTTCACAGATTGGCCTGGAGTTGTACAAGAAGTCTTAGTGAACATGATGTTCAATATGGGCAGAACACGTTTAGGTAAGTTCAATAACTTCCGTAAGGCGTTAGAAGCTCAGGATTGGAAACAAGCAGGAATTGAAGGCAGAGATAGCCGTTGGCACAAACAGGTAACTAACCGTGCTGAAAGATTAATGGAAAGGCTTGAACAAGTCTAAGGCACTATGGCAGAAATGAGAGAACTAAACGAAAAACGAGTTTGTCAATTATTAAATGATATTATAGAGCTGGAGATGGCCGGTGTTGTTAGATATGCACATAGCTCATTAATGATTGCCGGTCCTTACAGATTGCCTATTGTAACGTTTTTACAAGAACAAGCAACTGAAAGTTTAGCACATGCATTACAAGCAGGCGAGTTTATTACAGGATTTGAAGGACACCCAAGTCAACAGATTTCTAAGATAGAAGAAAACCACGACCATAGTGTATTACAAATTTTAAAAGAAAGCCTACAACACGAAATGAATGCTGTAGCCAAGTACAAAGAACTATTAGACGAAGTTGCTGATGCAAGTATTATGTTAGAAGAATATGCTAGAGGACAAATTGGCATGGAAGAACAACATGCATTAGAGATTAAGAAGATGCTCAAGGACTTTGGGTAACAAAGGTAATATATAATGGCAAAGAAAAACTTAGATTACTGGTATGATGGACAAGTTAAAAGATACTTGCAACAACTTATCAGAATATTTTCTAACTTTCAAGTAGCAGAAAATACATCTAGCGGTGTAAACTATAACACTGTGCCTTGTCGTTATGCAGACCAAAGCAGAATGGTTGCACAAATACTGCGTAACAATTCAGAGAACGTTATTGCTAGTGCTCCTTTTATTGCATGTAGCATACAAAGTTTACAAGTTGCTAGAGATAGAATACACGAGCCAAACTTTGTTAGCACCAGCCAAGTAGCAGAAAGACAATTTAATACCGATACAGGCAAATACGAAACAGGACAAGGTAACTTGTATACTGTACAACGTTATATGCCTGTGCCGTATAACTTAACATTACAAGTAGATGTATGGACTACAAATACTGATACTAAGTTACAAATATTAGAACAGTTAATGATATTATTTAATCCTAATATACAATTACAGTCGAATGATAATCCGTTAGACTGGAGTAATGTATTTGAAGTTGAATTAACAGACGTACAATGGAGTAGCAGAAGTATACCGCAAGGGGTAGATGAATCACTAGACATTGCAACACTGAGTTTTGCAGTACCTATTTGGATTAGTCCGCCTGCTAAAGTTAAAAAGCAAACGATCATACAAAGAATTGTTACAGACATGCACGAAACAAACAACCTTGAGGATTTAGGATTTAGCACAGACTTAGCAGACTTTTTCTCAACTGTACCAGAAGTTGCTGAAATTGTCACTACACCAGGTGACTATAGATTACAAATTGACGGTGCAAGTGCTGTGTTATTAGATACACAATACAACGGCATTAAGTGGGAAGACTTAATCGAAATGCAAGGTAAGTTATCAACCACAAGTAAACTTAAATTAAATATTACTAACGACAGCGACAACGATTTAGATGCTGTTATAGGAAGTGTTTCAGTCAATACACTAGATGATACTAAACTAGTATTTAATATTGATCCAGAAACATTACCAGCAGACACATTAACTAACGTAGATAAAATATTAGACCCAAGAGCCTCTTATCCAGGAGATGGATCATTAGCTGCCGCGGTAGATGGTCAGCGATACTTAATCACAGAAACAATTTCTAAGACAGGATACCCTAATTGGGATATCGAAGCAAAAGAAAATGATATTATACAGTACAACGGAACTAAATGGACTGTGGTATTTGAAGCAAGTACTATTACTGATTTACATTATCTTACAAACACATACACAACTAAGCAATACAAATGGTACAACGAATCGTGGGTTAGCAGTCACGAAGGTGTTTATAACACAGGGTTTTGGCGTTTGTTGCTTTAAGAGGAAAGCAAATGACTACAGCAGCAGGAGTTTTATTTCTTGCTAAAGACACAGGTAGATGTCTTTTTCAATTAAGAAAAGCTGAAAAGAGATTTAAGAACACATGGGGCTTCTGGGGAGGCACTATGCAGAAATCAGAAACACCGTTCGAATGTATTCAACGCGAACTCAAAGAAGAAATTGGATTTGTACCAGAACTTCAAAAACTTAATCCAATAGATATATTCCAAAGCAAAGATAAAAAGTTTTTCTACTACAGTTTTATATATGTAGTGGACAGCGAATTTTCACCTATATTAAATAGCGAGAGTGCAGGTTACTGCTGGGTTGATATTGATTGGTGGCCTTCTCCGTTGCACACTGGAGCAAAAGTTACGCTCATAGGCAACAAGGGTGCAGAAAAAATACACACAATCCTAGAAGTAAATTCCTGATAAATATATACTATGAAAGGCGAAGTAATAGACTTCGAAGTTCTACGAATACAAAGCGAACTAGAAAATTATAGTCGCACAGAAACGTTGCCGCACTTATTGCTAAATGGAGCATACAATATAGATGAAATATTTGATGCCTATTACGACAAGCTCACACCAAAACACAAACTCATTGCAGACCATTTAAAGAGTAACTATACTACTACTTTAAAACACTGCATAACAAGTTTGCGTATGGCTTTGAAAAAAGAGTATGTTGCAGTAATGAGAGATTTGTCAACAGAGCACGAAAGTTTTATATTTGATCATGTTATGAACAAGTACAGACCGGGAATGAATCCGGTCAGAGCATTGTATTACGAAGTTCGCGAAGTAAAAAAGTTTTATACGAGTACTAACGATTATTATGTTTGGTTAGTTACTACCTTAGCGGATAAAGACTTTAGGAGTATTTTACTCGATGCTGTTGGAAAGGATATTGCTAGACTAGAAAAAATTCTACAACAATTCTATGTGCCAATAGTTAACAACTCTCAAAGTATACCACTTGAATTATTTCATGCTAAACAGACTGTAAGTGATTTTAGACATTACTACACTGTGTTCGAAGCGTTTGATCCTGAGGCATTTGATTAATTACTTACTGGTGGCAATGAATATTCCGTCCCAATCTGCAGGAAGTGTTTGCGTCTTTTGGAATTCACAACGTTCAATCCACATAGCATAGTAGCCTTTCATCTTACCGTCAAATGCATCTTCTAGCTTTTCGCATAGACTAATAGCTCGGTTAAACTCTTGATTAAGGTAGTGCGTGTACATGTCGTTGTGCATTTGTTTTGCTTTAGCATACTTAGTTCGCTTAATATCAAGTACTGTGTATAGCTCTATTCCAATTGTTTTTCCTTTAACTGCTAAGTCATCTACTTTTAGATAAAAGAAATCGTTCTTAGTATGCTTGTATGTGTCACCACCTACAAGTAATAAGCACCCATATTCCTTACACTTGCTTTCTATTCTCGCGGCAGTACTAACTGCGTCTCCGAGTATGTCATATGAGTGTCTTGCAGTGGAGCCCATTTCCCCAATATAACCGAGCCCAGTATTAATACCAGCACCCATA